GGGTCAACCAACTTGACTGCATTGCCTTTAATCTTATCGATTGCAACGTAGCCTTCAACTCCAGTTACCTCGTAACCTTTCTTGGTCAACAAGAAAGTATTCAACGTTTTAACTTCATCCATCTTTTTCACTAAAATCAACTTCGCTTCGGCTAAGAGATTCATCATTGTGAAAATGTCTTCTAAGTGTGACTTGTTCTTTGGCGAAAAGAATTTAAGTACTTTACTTTTCTTTAGCATCTGAGTGGCACGACCACGTTCGCCTTTGCCTTCGGCTTGTTTCTCGTAGTAGTCTTCGATGTATTGAATCAATTCTTTAACGTGCGCTTTGACGTTAGTGATTTTTAACTGTTGACGTACTTTGGAATTGTTGAATGTCTTAATGCGTTCAATCAAGTCTTCGTCTGTATTAATGTAGTTTAATGTAGGCGCATCGAGTTTTCGAAATATCTTTCCTGCTTCAGATAGAATTGCAGTCACTTCGTCATTCTCTGCTTGCGTTAACGTAGCTTTACCTGATACGTCTTGGTAGACTGCGCTTGTCATCCATACGTTTGGTGTCTTTGTGAGTGTGCTTAGAATGTCTTTACCAAAGACTGCTGACATTGACTCAAACGTATCGCCCTCGTAGATTGTATGCCATACAATGCCAATTTTAGCACGTTTTATCTCTTTAGCAAGTTCACTTTCTGCTGGCACAGCATAGACAAGTGTATTCGGATGAAACGTCACATACGATTCATCTTCGATTGTTTCTGTCTTTAAGTCGGATTGTGTGAAGAGTAGGTCGCCTTGAATGACGCCTTTAATGTTGATCTTAGGCAAATACATCAAACATGCTTTGAGTTTGTCTGCTAAGTCACCAGAAGTATCTGCATCGATATCTGCTGGTGTTTTATATACTTTGGGATTTTTATTGAAGACGCCCTTCTTCGCAACAAAGAATTTGCCGTCTGTTGGGTCTTGTCCTGCAAAGACTGCGGGCGCACCATCCCACTTGACTGAAATGTCAACTTTGTTTTTGGAATGTCCAGCAAGCATATCACGCACCGCTCTGAGTGCGTTTATGCTATCTCTAGTCCCTTCAACACCACCATTCAGAACATCGTCTTCCGCATGTTCCATGTGTGTGTTTTTCTTCTCAATAAGATATTCTTTAAATTTAAACATAATAGGTCTGTCGTTGCTATAGACCTATTTATAATTATCTTCGCATCAATGCCTGGTCTTTTGCGTCATCATCAGAGAAAATAGGAACTGCATTGCTTTTGTGTAGTGTGCCGATGCCAATCATCTTGTCGCCGGTATAGACTTTGCCATGAATAGGCTTAGTGCAATTGTCACCAGCCGTAGCTAAACTAGGATAGTTAGGCGTTTCACGAATGTGTGCTTTTGGTGGTTTGTATGCTTCTACTGTCTTAGGCTTTTTGGTGCCTTTAGAGAATGAAGTGGTAGGAAGATTCTTTAGCCAAGTCTCATACTCTGCAACTTTCTTCGCAGGAGTTTTTTTCTTCTTTGATTTTTGATATGTGTAAATCAGCATAATTTATCTACATTCTGTCCAGGACGATTCATTCTACGATTCATTTCAATACGTGCTTGTTCTGACACTTCACGTAGATGTTTAACTCTACGTTCTTCCAAACGTAGTTCATCAATTCTTCTATCAGTTTTATTGAGTAGAAGCTGATTATACATTTTATCATTGTATGCTCTGATACTGTCTACACTCATTTTAACACCAAGAATGCTAACATAATACTCTGCAAGAAAAATCCAATGCCGTTTGATAGCATGTATAACTTATCTTTCATTATAGCAGACCGAATAAAGAATAGCAACAGTCCAGACCAAATTAGAATCACCATACTCAATGGAGGCAATACTGTTGGTTCACCTTTAATTGCTAAGTAAGTCACAGGTACTGTGGATCCGTGGATTAAAATCAATCCAATCCAGCCACAAATCTCACCAAACTGACGTACAATCCAGTTGTACCATTCTGTAACTTTAATCATTTCAAATTTCTTTTCTAAGTAGTTTAAGAGTAGGCTTAAATTTTTGGTAGAGTCCGATTTCACGTCCATATGCTTCAATCTCCCATAGTGATTCCCAATAGTCATCATCTTGATATTGTTCTCGCTGGAACGTTACCAAGTTCCTTCTTTCATGGAATTTTAATTCACCTTTAGCATATTGCTTTACATGAACCATTTCATGTGCAAGGCATTGTAAGACACGCTTGCCCAATTTATTCCATTCTAGATTTATTACAAACTGTTTATTGCTTGGCATTCCTAGAACATCATCTTTAGGAAACGCTTCACCAAGTATTTTGTTTTTCACATAAAAATCTTTTATGACGTTTACATTGATTTCTAATGTATTTGATAACCTATCACTCATCAAACGACTAGCGTAAAAATGCGTGGCCATCTTCAAAATTTTTCGTTCTTTTGGTGTCAATGTGACACCTTTTGACCTTAGATTGAGTTTCATAGCTTCTTTTCCTATCTTATATACATTGTAGCACTATTATGGCATTCTGTCAACATATATTTAGTGAAAAGACTGGTATTTCACATTATGAAATTAGACCTTTAGATTGCCAAAGTCTCGATTTTTCTGCATTCTTTTACCGAATCCAGACTTATCAAACACTGGTTTGTCCTCTTCAATCTGACCACTGTCGGAGATGTTAGTCTGCGCTGACTCTTCTGCATCATATAGTTTCATTTTTGCTCTGTCAACACCGATAACAAAACGCTTGTTTGTTGTTGGATCGCTGTATCGATTCTTCAATTGCTTGACCATGATTTGATTCAAGTCTGCAAGTTCTTCGGTTGAAATTAAAGCAAACATCAAGTCTGCTGTCGCCGGTAGACCAAACGATTCTGAGGTGTCTTCAAGGCCAACGTCTGAGTTTGTGTAACCACTTCTCGTTGTTTGCGTTGCAGATACGATTGGAAGTTTATGCTCAACTGCAAGCCCACGTAATTCTTCTGCAATCGCTTTAATGTATGTGTATGAATTAATAGATGCACCCATCTTCATACGTGCAGAAGAACAAATGTTCAGATAGTCGATGTAGATGATATCAGGAATGAATTGACGTTTCAATTTCAGTTCATTCAACAAATGGTTAAAGTGATTTACGTTAGCACTAGCGGTTGGATATTCTTTGATGATTAACTTACCCTTAGTCTTCTCACGTAGAGTTTCAACTTTCTTCAAGTATGTTTCTTTAGGCATTCCGATCAATCTATCAAGTTCAACGTTCATCAAGTTAGCATCGATACGTTCTGCGATACGTTCTTCAGCCATTTCCATTGTGATGTAGAGAACGTTCTTACCCATTGTTAGATTGGCTGCCGCACAATGACACATGAACAAAGATTTACCAACACCAGTACCAGCAAGAACAATATTCAAAGATTTTTCTGCAAGTCCACCTTTAGTGATTCTATTCAGATAGTCGAGGTCGAATGGGATTCGTCTTTCAACTTTATGATAGAAGTCATATCGTGTTTCTGCGTCATCAATAAAATCGTGACCAACGTGATTATCAAAAGAAACCGAAAGCGCATCTGCTAGAATTTTAGGGATTGAACCCTTGTCAAGTTTTTCTGAATTGTTTTTACTCTTGTCATCAAGAATCTGAATGCTTTGCATGATGCCATTGTAGATTGCTTTCTCTTGGCAGAAATCTTCAGTCGCATCAATCAACCATTTAGTGTCAGACACCTCAGGGTCGATTGTGATTTCTTTGACAAGTGCAACAGTTTTCTTGTGTTGGTCATCAGTTAAGTTTACTCTCTTATCAATCTCAATGACCAACGCTTCTTTCGTTGGCATCGAGTTGTACTTGTTTACATAGCTTTGAATCTCATCAAACAATAGTTTTTCTGAAGACTCTTGAAAATATTCACCTTTAATAAATGGTAATGTTTTTCGTGTATACTCTTCATCCAGTAATAGGTGTTTGAGTATCTTTTGTTCCAAGTTCATTCTTATACCTTTTCTCTGCTTCGTCTAATGCATGTCTTAGAAGATCATTTAAAATTTCACCGAGGTGCGCTTCAAAGTTTTCTGTACCTTTAAGTGCTTTGTGTTCTTCGCTTATTATATCATAGTTGAAGCCAATTGAATAGGTTCCGTCAGGGTTTTCTTCTTCGGCAAAGTTAATTTCTCCGAAATGAAATACTGTATCTTTGAAGTCGCCTTGAGTAATCTTAATCGTAGCGACAACATCTTTATCTTTGTATCTTACATCGCTTTCAGTAATTACATAAGTTTCTTCAATCTTCATTTACCAACTCCACTTCAGGCAATGCTTCGTCTTCAACAGCGCCAGCACCATCTTGACCATACAAGAATTCTTTCTTACATGCTTCATCGATTTGGTCTAAGATATCTTTAGTGAAATACTTTTCAGGTTCTTCGTTGATATTCTTACCGAACACTTTCACGCCATTAGACAATTCGTAGCGAGTAGAGACTTTCTTAATGATTCCATACTTCTCTGCGATATCAAGTAAGCCAAAGTATCTGTCAAGACCTGTGCTGTATGTAATCTTTACTTCAACTTGAGAATTCTCTTTTGTCAAACGTGACTTCTGCAATTTGCAACGAACGATATTACCAACAACTTCGGTACCATCTTTGTCTTTACGCTTAGACAAGTAAACGATTGTGGATGCTGTGTACTTCAAGCCAGAACCACCAGACATTTCTTTAGTCGGGATGTATGCACCAACAACATCATAAACGTGATTTGTTACAAGCAAAGGTACACCAATCTTAGCAAGTTTCAAATTCAATACACGAAATGTTGCTTTGAGAATTTGACTTTTAGTCATGTCTTTTGTTTCTTTACCTTCAGCAGTATCTTCCATCTCTTTAGTAGAAGACAACTGACCGAGTGAGTCGAGTACCATCATCATCGGCTTACGCTTTGATTCTGCTTGTGCTTGATACTTCTCAATGATTTGCAATGCAGTATGACGGAACTTTTGAATCGTATCTGGCTCAGAGATAACGACACGCTTAGTATCTACGCCTCGTGTTTCCATCATAGACTTCGTAACTGCGGCTTCAGTATCAAAGTAAATAACACCACCATCAGGATTTGCATCAAGGAATTGTTTAACAATACCAAGAACAAAGAAAGTCTTGCCTGTTGAAGACTCGCCAGCAAACGCTGTCACTTTGTTGTTCGGCACACCACCATAGATGCTACCGCTAAGTAGCGCATTTAGTGCATACGAACCTGTATCGATGCTACCACTAAACTCTGCTGACGCATCACCGTCTGCTAGAATTTTTGTGTCTTCATCTTTTAATTGGTCAACTAAATCTGTAAAAAAATTGCTCATTGTGTTTTTCCTTCATAATATTTGTTTAATAACTTTGGCGAGTGCTGTTCATACTCAACAACATCAGGTTCGCTTTTCTTCTGCATCTCTAACTCATATGTACGCTTGCGGAGTTCCGATGTACTATAACTGTGATTTCTCACATGATAGTATAACTCAATTCCGTTCTCAATGCAATATTGTTTGCCAGTAAAGTCTTTGTTTTTGTATTCTTCACCAAGAAATCTTATGTGCATTGTCTGCGTCATAATCAGATTGGCTAAGTCTTCTTCAGTATGGTAAACAAGAATTTCATCTACATACTTACATGTCC